AGCGCAGCAGCGCCGTGGTGTAGGTGTTGGCGGGCATCGTCACCGTGAAGGTGCTGGTAGCCGTTTTGTCTGCCCCGAAGTCCAACACCGCGACAGACTTGTTGCTCTTGGTGACGTTGTAAATCAAACCACCTCGGGCCGTGAAACTTGCCGGGTTCCAGACAGCGTTGTCGAAGTTGACGTATACAACCCCGTTGTAACTGTTCAGGGTAACGCCCGTAAGCGCAATACCGCCAGCCGTGTAGCCTGTGCCCGTCACTTCCCCCGTAGCCGTGTAAGCCGTGGTGTCTGTGTTGAGCGTGGCAGTGCTGGTGTAAAGGGCCAGCTTGAGCGTGTCCGTCAGCAGGTTCTGCCCTGCTTGGAGCATCTCTTTCTTGAAGCTGGTCGTGACGGTCTGAGCGATCATGTCACCGCCTGACGGTACTGACCGCTACGGTACGCATCCTGACGGTCCATCCCATCACCCAGGCGCTTGGCCAACGCAAGAGCTTCCTTGTACTTGCCGTCGTACAGGGTAATCATGTCCTGCTCACCCTTCATGTAGGTGTACGCCTCTACCAGCGATCCGTACAGAAGGACAGAATCAAAGTTGTCGCCAAGCCAAGTAGTGGAAGCAGTGACGATGGACTCAGGGTAGAAGAAGTAATGGAGTTCGATGCTGTACGCCAAGTCAGGCGTCGGCCCAAGGATGAACGTGAGTTCAGTCGGCGCTCCGGTGGCAGGTCCAAACAAGGCATAGTATTTTGGCGAACCCGTAGAGGTCGGCGTGGGATACGCTTCACGGATGAAGTTGACGTCCTTGTTCAACAGGTAGGTGTACGCCCCGGTAGTAGGGTTGATCACCGCCATTGAATAGGAAGACAAGAAATCCGTGGGGCAAGCCAGATACTTGTTGGACGGCGTGGCCGTTCCCGTCACGTTCTTACGAAGCGAAGGGAACTGGACTGTGTTGTAGATCCGCTGCTCAGCTTGCTTGATAAAAGTATCAACGTGCGTAGGCGTCGAAGAATAGTCGAAGCTATTCTCCGTGTAGTCCTGAATCGCAGTGACAAGCTGGCTGTAGTTCACGCCATCGGTCCCCGGGCCTTGGTGCCCTTGGTGGCTGCGCCAGTGCCACGGATCTTGATGCCGTCAGTCTTGGTAGCCTTGTAGGGCTTGGTGCGGAACTCACCAACGGATGTATTCAAGTCGTCCAGCTTGATACGCTGGTCGCCGCCGTATCCGTTCTCGCCCGTGCTGTTCCGGTTGGGCTGCGGTTGCTTGTAGGTGGCCATGATTCAACCCGTCTTCTGGTTGGCAGCGCGGGACAGGTTACGCCCCATCTTCATGCGGTCGTCCGTGGTCGGGCCACCCTTCTTGAACGAAGGGGTCTTACCAGGGTGCATACGCTGTTCGTGCTTACGAACGGCCTTCTCAGGGGTCATCTTTGCCATGTTTACTCCTATGTCACCGCAATGGTGACTGTACCAACGATTCCAGGCACGGCCAAGTCGTTTGGCGTCAGCCCATCATCAAAAGAACGCGATCCTCCAATTGGGTTCCATCCCCACTGGAAGACTCGACTGCCTTCACCAATTGACCCATCCGCCAGCGTGCCAGAAGCATAGTACCCAGCAAAATCAGGCCGAGGTTCACGCAACGCTTGAGGGTCTTCCACCGGGTACATACCCAGTTGTAGCTGCGGATGATCTTCTTCCCAGCACTCATTGCAGACCTTGATGTTGACCTGCTTGGTCTTGATGACCAGCTTCTTCAGGTCTTTCAGCTTTACACGGATACCGCAGCGGTCGCACTCGGCAATCGCTTTGTGGCCAGCGGTAAAACGATTGGACATGACCTAGCTGATGAACTGCTGCCTCGGCACAAAGCGCACCGCCGCCTTCTCGCGGTCTTCCGTGGAGGCTAGATCCCAAGCCTCATCGTATTGAGCCTTCAGCGCCTGCATACGGTCCATCGCGCCGGGGATCTTCATCGACAGGTAGTAGGCCAGCCCAGCTACCAGGGCATTGATGAACCTGAAAGGAACATCCATCGTATTGGAGCCGTTGCCTGCGTCCTGAATCCGCCGCAAGCGCCAATAAACAAGCTGGTAGGTCTGAGAGCCATCCGGCGTCGGCCACACGGTAACCGTGGGCGTCGGGGTCTGCCGGTTAATGTAAATCTGGATCGGGCGAGCCTGGGTCAGCTTGTTTGGGATGCTGGAGTAGGTAGAAACACTGATCCGTGTGATGGTCAGGTCTGCCTGGGTAGAGACGTTCCCCGCGCCCGTGCGGATCACATGCTCAATCAGGTCTACCGTGTCGTCCGGGAGGTCATACGTCGCAGTGCCTTGAGTAAGAGTTTGAGTCCCTTGCTCAATCGTCCACATATTGATGCCGCGATTAGCCCAATCAGCAAACAGCAGATTAAGGCTGCGTCGTGCAGTGCGGAGATCGTATCCGCTGCGAAGTTCAGCACCACAGCGCTCAAACGCCTCTTCAACATATTCGGAGAGGTCAAGATTGAAGTCAGTGGTGCCGGAGGTGGTCATTACTTACCCTTCGCCATCCGCATGTTGTCGATGAGGTTCGGGTACGGTCGGCCTGCGGCTTTGGCTGCTGCCTTGGCTGCGGCTTTCTTCCCGGGGCTCAGCGTCTTATGCTTTTTGGCAGGATTGGGCTTATCCCAGACCTCTCCGCCTTCAGCGTACTGCGTGAAGTCCGTATCGTCGCGGCGAGCCTTGCGCTTCCCGCTGGGCATCTTGCTGGGGGAGATGGCCCCCATGCCGCGACTTGCCATCATAGATAGCGCCCTTTGGTCTTGCCGCGCTGAGCGCAGCCATCAGCCCGCTTGGAGGCAGAGACAGAACCGCCCTTGGCGTACTTCTTGGGCTTTGGCATCACATCGGACGGAGCAACTGTCTTGCCCTTCGGGCCGTAGTCACCACGAGCAGCTTTACGAGGAGACCAGACGCCTTCCTCTTCATAGTCCAACAACTGCTCAGCAGTAGGACCGCCTTGTTTGCCGCGACCGGCACCAGCTTCGTAAGGTTCGGTAGCCATTTCAGCACTTCCCGCCGCGCTTCATAGTGACCATCTTGCCTTTGGTCTTGCCCTTTTTTGCGATGCCGTCAATGGAGCCGCCCTTGGCGTACTTCATTTCTGCCATTTCATGCTTGACCATCGACTTCGGAGCGCCCTTCTTTTTCATAAAGGCCACTTCCTTACCCATCATTTCTTTGGACTCTTTCACGGTGCCTCCTTTGGCTTTATGGGCTTCAAACTTTTGCCCAACGGATTGAGAGATCCCCACCTTCTTGGCAAAGGAGGGGCTGTGGGCAACCGCCCGCATGAGATTAGCCTGCTTTGCGCTTGCGTAAGGCATTACGGACGCTCCTTATGGACTTCAACCAAACGATCTAGCTTGGTATCCAAACGGTCCAGACGGTCCAAAACGCGGTTGATGTCAGCGTGGACTTCAACCTTGGTAACGTATTCCTTGGCGACTTCTTCCCGCGTTTTGTTCAGCAAGATGCCAAGGCGTCCAATCTCAGCAGATTTTTCTTTCAAGACCCACCCCAACAAGCCAATGAAGACTGTAAGAAGCGTATCCCAAATCAAGACGGATTCCATGACTTAGCAATTCCATGCCTTGAGAGACTTGTTGATGCGGCTATTGGGGTCCTTGGCCGTCTTTGCGCTGGTGAGTTTGGCTTTCATACCTTTCATCCGAGCGCAAAACGAGTCCCGACGTGGACCGCCCTCTGGCTGGGGCGGCTTCAATCCCGGTTTCCCAGGATTGGCGCGATTGTAGGAGGCGCGGCCTTTGGCGTTCAGTCCGCCACTCTCCGCTTTGCCTTCCTTGCGCGTCCATGCTTCGGTCTTAGCCATAGAAGGCCACTGCGGTGGTGCTGGCCCCGCAAGTGACCGTCATGCCGTTTTGTGCCAGCAGACCTTCACCGGGGATCAGCACATGGATGGAACCCACGGCAGCGGGGGCCGTGAACGAGAACAGCGTGACGCTATTCCCGTCTGCCACTGAGACAGTACCACTGGTTGTGTAGCTGATGGTCAGCGCCTTGAGGCGAAACCGATTGCCAGCAACCGTGGTAGCTGCCCCCGCTGCACATGCTGCCGACTTTACATCAGTCTGCTGCATGACTTACTCCTTATGCCGTAGTAGCAGTCGGAGCAGAGGTGCCGTCCGAGTTACGGACGATGTACGCTGCCACCAGCACACCAGAGCCAGCATTCAGCGTGGCAGAGGTGTAGGTGATGATCGCATCCGTCGAACCGACGTTGGCAAACAATGCGGCGCGAGCAGCGCTGTCAGGCGTGATGGAAAGAACGCCAGCCGTGCCCGTCGTGACTGCCAACTGGCCAATCTGCGAACCGTTCAGCAGAACAGTGAAGGTGCCCGAAGTGCCGGACGTAAACGTAGCGCCAGACTGGATAAGCTGAATCGACGTAATCAGCGAACCGGCAGGGATGACAAACGCCTGGGTGGCGGCGGCGTCAGTGGAGGCGACGGCTTTGGATTGGGCAACAATGGAAGCGCCCATGTTGCGAATCGTGCCAGCGGTGGTGCCGGTCGTGTCCTTGACGGTGCCCAGCAACCACGGGCCAAGATGAGATGCAAGTCCCATGATAAATCCTCAATCTGCACCCGCCGTCTTTTGAGGAAAGTCTGCCGAGCCAGTCGGCGGGTTGTGGTGAATCTCGGAATGCGATCTTTATACCCCAAAAGAAAAGGGGGCACAAGGCCCCCTTTGAATCCGCAAGCGGATTATCAGGACGAACCGGGCGAACCGAAGATGCCCAGCGGGTCAGACACGCCGAACGAGTAACGCTCGCGGGCCTTGTACCGCATATTGCCCGTATCGAAGTCGCCGTCCATCGACGTAGACATCGGGGTACGCACAAAATGCTTCAGACCGTTAGGCACATCGGTGGTCAGGAACCAGCCGTTGGTATCGGTCAGGAAGTGGTTGACGGCATAACCTTCCGGGATCGAGCCGTTGTTCTTCAGCGCATTGATGTCGTTATCGGTCGTGCCGACACGCAGCGAGGTCTCAAGCAGTCGGGTTGCGACGAACATGAGGGCCGGAGGAACAATCAGCTTACGGGGCTTGGCAGCGATCAGCAGACCACGCTCATCCGTCCAGCCAGCGATCTGAATAACGGCGGCTTCCAGGGAAGTCTCGTTCAGGTCGGCAGCGGTCGCGGGGCGGTTGCTGTTGGTGCCACCAGACACCAGCGGGTGAGCAGTCGAGAACAGTGGCTGACCGTCGCCGTAGGTCACGGCGCTGTTGAAGCCATTGTTCAGGACAGCAGCGGCCTTCACCTGCTTGGTGTAAGCCATGCCACGGGCCAGAGCCTTGGTGTAACGCGACGAAAGGCTGTCGTACAGGTTGTCTTCCATCGCCTCTTCGGTGACGGAGAAACCCATAGCAACGGTTTCGTGGTTGTAACGAGCGGTCCAGGCTTCCTGCGCATTGTCATACGCGATGGCTTGGCCTTCGTTCTTCACCGGGGCAGCGCTGAAGCCAGAGAGCTTGGTCTCTTCTTCAAACGAGCGCTCAGAAGATTCAGTTTCGTAAATCTCTTTGTGCTCTTCGCCGTAGCGGGCGTACTCCAGACCAAACAGGGCATTAAGACCCGGCAGGAGTTCCTTGAGTAGTTGGGCGCGTGAAATTGCCATTTCAATTTACTCCTTAGATGCCAACGGCGTTCTGGTAAGCGTGGTAACCGAAGTTCCACTTCACCAAAACTTCCTGATAGCCGTTGAAGGTCAGGGTGCCAGTTTGACCAGCCGTGGCGTTGGTAGCCTGCGACAAGGTGACCGAAGTACCGCTGACAGCGGCGACGTAGGTGCCAGCAGCGACGTTCAGGCCCGTCACCAGCATGCCGGTCTTGATGTTGCTATCAGCAGCAGCAAGGGTCACGGCGGTGCTAGCGTTTCCGGTCGTGGCGGTGCCAGTGACCAGAAGCTGCGTCTCAGGAACGAACTGGACAATACGGAACGGAGCAGTGCCAGTGCGACGGACGTTGCCAGAGGCAAGCATCAGACCCACGTTGCTGTTACCGTTGACGTTAGCGCCCGTGCCGTCGTCAGCCGTTGCGGTGGCCATCGAGGTCAGGTTCGTGCCCAGGGCCGCAGCGGGTGCGCAGCCGATCACGGGGGTGCTGGAAGCGTTGTACGCAATCACAGCAGCCTTGAACACAGCGTCGTAGTCGTCGCAGATGTACGCCACGGCGTCCGAAGCCGACGTGCCGCCCGCCCACTTTTGATAACGCTGCTTGCCGTACAGGGGGCCACCAGCCGGGGTGTATTCACAACCCATGAAGATGCCCAGCGTGCCACCGGTTTCGGCAGCGGCGCTGTTGTACGCCAGACCAGAAGTGATCAACGTGCCATCAGACGTGAACTTGACAGGGTCACCGAAGTACAGGCTGCTCGCGTAGCCACTCGCAATGGGAATCATGCGAGTAGAGCCGGAGAACACACGCCCGCCCAACAGGTTGACCGGAATTAGCCCGTAGGGGCCATTAACAGTCGGGTAAGCCATTTAAGACTCCTAAGTTTAAGAAGAACCGCGTCCGAACTTCACCTCGGTGCGGCGCTCTTTGAAGAGCGGCATGCGGGGATCGTTCTCGCGCATGAAGCTGTTGTCCACCGATTGCATCTGCCCTTCAGCTTGGCGCTGGTAATAGGCATCACGCTGTTCGATGAACTCCGTAGGTGTTTTGCAAAGCAGCAAGCCGCCGATCTCAATGCTGTCCGGGAAACGAGCCTTGGACTCATTGCCCATCAGTACGATCTCAGGATGCTCGCTGGCCTTTACAGGTTCCCAGCCTTCGCGGAGCTTTGAGGAAATGTTGCGGGGGTCGTCACTGCCAAGAGCACTGACGCGAATCCAGCGGAAAGAATACCCAGGCTCCGGGTTCGGAGACGGGAGAAGTTCCGCAGGAGCCCACTGCTTGGGGCGCTCAAACTTTGCACGGGTTTCAAGTTCCCGGGGAGTACGCTCAGCCATTTTGTTTCCTCATTTCTTCCGCAACCTGACGGGCATAGGCTTCCAAAGGAACACCAAGCCGCTTGGCGAGATTGACCTGTGATTGTGTAAGCACGATCTTTTTAGGCGCTGTGCTACGGGTAGCAGGGGCTACAACAGTGGTTTTCTTCACCGGCTTTTCTGAGGTAAACGCATCAGGAAAGACACTCCGCATTTCTGCGTTGATTCGGCGGTAATACTCATCACTGCTTGGAGCAATCCCTTCTTCAACAAGGTCTTGATGGACTGTCAACGCAACCGCAGTCATCTTGCGATTTGATCCAAACCACGGATTGGCATCTTGCCACGCAGAGGCTTTTGGATCGGTCTTAGGTTGTTCGACAGCCTGTGGGGCGGGTTGTACCGCATTCTGTTGAGGCTGTAAAGGGGCCGGTTTGAAGTTATTGACACGTTCCGACTTGATTTTTGCCGCAGTAAGCGCTTCCTGTGCGGCAATGATGCCGTCAGTATCAAACGCCTCATGCGCCTCTTTTAGTTTGCGCTTGGCCTCATCAATCTCACCGGCAACCACTTTTTTGGCTTGATCCAGCAGCGCCTGTTGGCCTTGTCCCAGGCTTCCCTGGAGGCGTTTGTTCTCCTCCAACACCTGCTGAGCGAGGCGGATAGCCTCCTCACGCTCACGCAAAGCGGCTTCTTTTGCCCTGCGCTCTTCGTGATAACCCTTAGAGAAGTGCTGGATGCGCTTCTTTACGCCGTCCGAATACTGGGCAAGCTCGTCGTCCGTGACTTCAGCCGGGGGCTCTTTCATGGGCGTTCTACCCTTGTCTGCCTCCGGGGTGTCGTCTACAACTTCAATCTCTGCGCCTTCGACTTCAAATTCAACTTTGTCGTCTTCTGGCTTTTCATCCTTGACTTCGTCAGGGAACTTGAATTCATCTGCCATGAGTTACTCCTTATACACGCGAGATTCCGCGAGGATCTTGCACAACCGCCTCGACGCTGTCGTCGTTGATCAGGCGGAACTCCCGGCCATGAATCTTGATCCGGGTGCCCGTATTTGGTCGGACCAAAATAAAGTCTCCGGTCTTGCATGACGGGCCGCTGGGG